TCAACCGCAAGCATCTCCTTGTTAAACTTGTCATTATTCTGGAGCAGAATGATATCCTGATTGGTTCCGGCCTTGGTCCGTGATTTTATCAAATCCTCCTCTGCCTTCATTCTGGCCTCAATGGCCTCAAGTTCTTTCTTGTAGCGGTTTTCTAATTTCTTTGTTCCATCTTCAACCGGTGGAGGTTCAGGCTTAAAGGCCATCTCCTTTAATGTCTGTACTAAGGCATCCAATCTACCTTGAGCCTCACCAACCTCAATTTTTAATTCCTTTGCCATTTTTTTGGCAAATGTTAATGTTTCTTTTTCCTCACCAGATAGAGTTGGCATATAGAATGGCCTATCTGTTTCAAGTTGTTTTATGATTTCCTGAAACGGCTTGAGCCTCTCGTTAAGCAATTCAAGTCTATTCTCGTAAAAGCCAATCTCATTTTCAAGCTGAAACCTTGACATTTCAACGGCCTTTTCAAGCATATTTTCAAAAGCCAGGTATTGATTGGTTTTAAGGAATTCACCATCAGGATCCATAATTGCAGCAATCCTTTTAAATAAAGTTGTGAATCCCTCAACCGTATTCTTTATCCAACCATCTGTAGCATTACCCATTGCTTCAAGCATTGCCTTCCATGAGTTTTCAAGTCTGGTGGTTGCTTTGCCAAGTGTATCAATCTTGGCAGCATCTCCGGCAAGCTGACCCAACGCTTCTGTAAAAGCAGGAGCAAATTCCGATGACAAAAGTTTGCCATCCTCAACAAGCTTAATAAGATCGGCAGATGTAACTTTTAATTGACCAGTAATCTTTGCTGCTGCTATTTGTGCAGCCTGCATGGCAATGGGGAGTCTTTCCCCGATTTGGTGGTAAAGCTCTTGTGCAGAGACCTTTGACTTTGACATTAATTGGCCGAAACCAAAGAAAACAAGTGATGCATCCTGAGATGTCAACTGCAATGCAGCCATTGCCTTAGACAAATCATAAAACATCTTTTGCTGCATATCCATTGTAATATTTGCCCTCTGGGCGGCAGCGGACATTGATTTAAAACCTTGGGCGGCAGCTTCTAATGGTAGTCCTAACTCTTCAGCTACTTGCTGCAAAAATTTAAAGTTTGAAATTCCGGCAGACATTGAACCAGAAGTAAACTCAATGGCTTTCTTCAATGATTCCATCTGTATGGTAGTATTAAGAACTTGTTTCCCAAAGGACACAAGGCTATTTATTGCAAAGGCACCGGCTATGTATCCCTTTATTGATGATAGTGTAGAGTTTAAAGCATTAAATTCTTTATTGGCACTCTTTGTTGAACTACTAACATTATTCATTGCAGTCTGACCGGTTTGCCCAGTCTGCTGAAATTGTGCCTGAAGCTTTTTTAAATCATTAAGTAGTTGTCTGTCCTCGGCTGATAACCGGTCAAACAAAGCCGTGGCATTGGCAAGGTCAGTGGTATCAAGGCTATACTTGATCTTAATTTCATTATTGGAAATAGTAGCCATTTTCTGTCAGGAATTTGAACAAAAGTACATAAAAAAACACCGGGATATTCCCCGGTGCCTTTCCATCTAATTAATAATGAATGCAAAAAACTTTAAGGCAAATGTAGAATCTATTTCATAAAGTTCAAGCTTTTCTTGAATTAGCTTTAATCCTTTGATTCTCTTTCTTTCTTTCTATCATCCACCTATTGTAGTAGAGGTAGTATTCGTAAACTGGCCTTTCGACCAGGAATTTAAGCTTTCCAAGGTCTCCATCTGAGACAAAATATCCTTCATCAAATCTGGTTCGGTGTTGTCCAAGGACATGATTCCAATAATATGTTTCAGGTTGTTTAGGTTTTGCATTGTTTCCGCTTGTAAATAAGTCGGGAAATTCTGCACTAATTCTCTCCCAGAGGGCATTAATGCGTACTCCGGGAGATTCAAAAAAAAACCTTCTACATCGTTATTCTCCATCCAGAATTTCATCTTCTCCTGATTGTATGGATACTGGTAATCCAATGGATTTTCGTACTCATCGAAGTACACAACCGTGGATAACTTCATAATCCTGGTCAGGCTATGGCTGAGATCAAGCTGCTCCTTGAGCCTATGGGCAAGAACGCCAATCTCAAACAACTTCTTATCCGGCTTCCGCTTGTCATCTGTAATAATCTTAATCAACCCCTCATTCCATCCAATCAACATCTTTGGGTTAATCTGCCACAATTCCTCTGTTAGGATATCTCTGGCAGCAATAGCCCTCTGGAACGGTATATTCACCTCATTACTGAACCGGAAGTAATTCCGGCCACCAGAGGTAAAGGCATATTCAATCTGATCCCACCGTTCTTTCGGTGCTATTCCGGAGTAACGTATTCTGCCGTTTTCATCCGGAACAGAAGCTTTGTCTGCCACCGGTGGAGGAGGAGTAGACTTAGATGATTTACTCCCAAACAGATTAAACATAAACTTATTGGATAATCGCATATAAGATTAGAAATTATTAACCACTGCCATGCACCCGAACAAAATGGACACTCACCCAATGGCTTCGCCCAGACAATCGGAAGCTTCTGAATCTGCCTCAAGTACCACCTCCCCAGAGGATGGTCCTCCAGAAGGTAATCCAAGAAACATGAAAAAGCTGCGCTCAGAATCACTAAGAGCAATAAGCACACCAGGTTGTTCATCGTGAGGTAGTTCGATAATGCAGCAACCTCTTCTGCCTTTTCCGCAACTTGACTGAATTCCATTATACATCTTCGCAATCAATAAATACATTTAACTCAAAAGCATCATCTGAAAAGTTTGCATGATTATTACTAAACTCCATGCAAATGCTATCATATTTAATTTCATCACACCCACTGAATTGCCATTGCTTTCCAGTCTCGGCAGAGAAAAACTTAATCATGTAAATACCACCCCAAGGATTAAAGAAGCTTTCAGGAACCAACTCTAAGTCAATATTGGCCCATGATTTACCAAACTCCTCAAGACCTCCTGGATAATACACTGGTAATAACTGACTTATGGTAGTCTCAACTCCGGTCTTGGTGATTTGTATGATCACATCCTCTTCCCCATAATTCAGTGGAAGCTTGATTGCAAAACTATTCGGGCATACTCCTAATGGCTCACAAACTTTCAGACATTTATTGCAGCAATTATTCATTACCCAAATATGTCTAAAGAACAAACTCCATCTCCGGTGCCATGGGCAAAGGTAAACTCCACAGAATCGTAGGTCTCCCCTCCAATTGAAAAACTGATTACATCCCTGGTATCGGGATGGATGTAAGTCATTACATATGGTCCACCGTACGGATTGAAGAATCCTGATGCCATCTCATCAATCGGGAACTCAACCATGCCATCAATGTTATCCAACAGAAGCTGATACCAGGTAATTCCCTTTTTCTCAATAGCCACAATGATATCAGCCTCTTCATAACCCGGAGGAATGTCTACCCAGAAACTATCGCAGCAGCCGATAATCGGCAGACAAACCGTATAATTATTCTTGCAGCAGTTTCCCATCGAATTTTTGTATGTTGTATTCGCTTGCAATTTCATAAAAATTTGCAAAAGAAAAATACCTCCAGGCATCCAAAGCATGAGACTTGTCTGGATTCTTCTGCTTCCAGGTATCCAGACTGATCCTCCGGTCCACCTTGGCCTCTTTAAAATCTGCAATCAAAGCTGAGTTAGGCTCAGATGCTATCTGGATTTTACACTTCCGGAAGACAAGGGTATCCACAATTCTGGTGTTCAGGTGACTCGGAGATGCCCTCATTATCTGCAAATTCATGTCTGGTAGGTTCATAAAGTTTGCAATCAATTGATAAGCAGACATATTAGCCGTTGTGAATGCCGACCTTGCCTGACCGGCAGGATCTCCATTAATCACATACCGCATACCCGGGAACTCGGACTTAATCATATTACACAAATCCCCAAGGTCACCCATCCGGTAGGTCTTGATCACATTGATGGTTCCATACCACTTATGGCCCGGAGCATTCTTTGAAAACTGCACCACAAGACAAGTGTTGGTAATGTTAAAGTCAAAACTCAGAAACAATGGGTAATCAGGATGCGCACGGAGATACCCTTCCACCACATGAACCTGAGGATCAAAGTATTGCACATAAAGAGTTTCTCTATCCCATATGCCCCAGTTTCCATTGGCATACACATCCCAGTAGGTGTAATCCACATCCTTCAAGGCTTCCATCCGGATTGGATATTCCTTATCCAGAAACTTCAGTGAATCCCGGAAGGTGGAGTGCATGATCAGAATCTTGTCCTTCTCCGGAGCCGGTGGCTTGTCAAAGAACCGTTCCTTAATCCAATGGCTATCTGATACCGGGTTAAAGGTCAAAAAGAATCTTTTCTGGTGCTTGCTGATACCCCTGAGTCGCAGGGTAACCTGAATAAAATCTTCCTTGCTCAATTCGGTGGCCTCCTCCACCCAGATGTACTTAGCCTGAGCCAGAGACTTTAGTTTCTCAGGGTTATCAACCCCCATGAAGATGATTTTATTGGTCCGGCTCCGGAATTCAAAGATTCCATCGTATGCCGTAATCAACTCCCCCAAACCCCACTCATAGATTTTATTCTTAAAATCCATGTACACAGAGGTCCGGATGGTTGCAGCCACCTTCCGTAAAACCACAAATGTCTCATTCTCATTCTCTTCGTGATTCAGCAACTCACTTAGATAAAACTGAATCATTGTCTGGCTTTTGCCGGACCCGGCTCCACCATAAAGAATATTATAAATCCTCGGCCTTGTGATGGCCGGTAAATACTTAGCGTTCCAAAGATCAGGATTACTTAGGTCCAGAGTTGGCATAAAGCTTACTTAACTCCCTTTCCAGATACCATCTGGCCTTTTCCAAATCCTCAATAGGATCCTTGCTCTTCTTCCCGGCTCTTGAGATATACTTCACCACATTACCAAGGCAAAAACCCAAATCCCAAGCCTCAATCACCTTTATGGCCTCATACGGATTATCTGTTCCACCATAGTGCTTCGGGTGGTTAACCAATTCGTTAACTTTCCCCTTACTGCTCCAGTCAAAAGGAAGATTATCGTTATTAATTATACTTCCCATCAATCCTCATCATCTTCAATCTCCCTTTCCAACTTGATGGCATCCGGTTCAGCCTGGATTCGGTGTTGGGTTCCCTGCTGAATCTCAATCACCTCCTCGGCAGGAGGCAATGGCATGATAACCTGGGTAAACGTAGCCAACACATCGTTCTCCTGCTTGGCTTTGCCATAGGCCCGATCCAACAATAACTCCGCTGCCCTTGTATCTCCCTTGAGTGCTTTTGCTCTCATGGTCATCAAGACCGCCTCCAATGCCGACCGGCCCTCCTTGGTCTCAGCCAACACATTGATTAACACCTCTTTAAGGTCAGGCAATTTCTTTGGCCTCCCTTTTGGATTCCCGGATTGACCCTTTTTCCATTGATACTTTGAAAGATTCTGCGGATTACCTCTGCCCATATTCTTGATTATCTACTGATTCTATTGTTGCAAAAATAGACTTCTTTTAATCTAAAATCCTACCGTTACACCGGATTTCCTCTTTTGGAAACTTTTTGACCCATTCTTCCACAATATCCGTGGCATCTTTCACGGTCCGGACTATC